TACATCAATTTTAACTATGTCACTATCTTCAATATAGTTGTGTACTGTATAATAACGGATAGCCATGCAAGGCTTATTCTTTATCGTAGTATCATAAACCATTACTACACTATCCGTATCTAGTGCATCAAAACATATTTCTGATTCTTCATTTACATAAACCAATTCAAAAGATTGACCTTTTATGCTAGCTTTATGTGCAAGATCGTGATTTTCTGCCTGTTCATCATTTCTTTTAAATATTTCCTCTAATTGAAGCAAATAATTTTTATTAATTGAAGTATAAGAAACTGGCTTACCTACAAAGAAGCCTGTGAGTGTATCTGTTATGTAACTGCAAAAGTTTGTTACTGGTTTATTGTTAGGTTTAGTCGCATCTTCTATTACTCTATTTAATATATCGTGAGTTCCTCTGTAGTAGTTGTCTAAGGTTTTAAATCTGCCACTTACGATAGGACTATGCAATTCTAGTAGTTTATCAATCAATTCCGTAGTAATATCCTCGTCATTTACATCCATTACTATTTTTATATTGTCATTCAAATTAAATCACCTCTCTATATTCCAGCTATTTTAGTACTAGTTGCTTTATTAATAGGTTTACAACCATCCCCAAAGTTTTCACTAAGAGCGGTCAAACAATCCTCTGCATCATCATGCTTATTTTTACCACTTTTACTAAATGTAATAATATGTTCCCAAAATTCCTCAAATCTATCTTTAATATTCAAAGGAAAATATACGTTTTCTTCTATCCATGATGAAGCCATCAAAATTCTAGTAATTTTATTCTTTGTCTGCGTTTTCCATTTAATAACTGTGCGGTTTGTACTGTATTTTTCTAACATTATGTCTTGCAATCTTCTAGCGAAACCTTTACCGCCATTATTACTCTCTACAATGCACCTATTAACATTGTTCTTATATAACATATCAGTAACTAGTTGTTCTGTTACCTCCATGCGCTCCTGCGTGTAAACTACATCCAATATATAAAGTTGGTGTTGGTAAGCACCAGCTACAATAGCACATAAGTAGTCATTCCCTTGGTCGGATGTGTCTACAAAAGCAACTATACTTTCAAATAGTGGATTTCCATTCTCATCACTAGGAATATCTTCGTATTTTTTAAGGTTCTGATATAAAGCACCTTTAAGGTCAATGCAAACTTGATTATAATTCGCCATAAATATCAACTGGCTCATACTTTTCTTTAATGTTAAATAACCATCATAATTTAAAATAGATTCACACAACATTGGTTCTGACCTACGTTCATCATGCGCCTTTAGGTTAACTACATACCAATTATCACCATCATCATGTAATACTCGCCCTATAAGGTCTTTTTTGTTCCAGCGAGTTTGTATAATGATTGTTATACCTATACCCTCTAGCCTTGACATTAAAGTATCCGTATAAGTTGTGTGTATTTTTTCTAATGTATTATCGTTTAGTGCTTCTTCTGCGTTTTTAATCGGATCGTCTATTACTAGCAGATTAGCACCTCTTGAAGTAAATGAAGAATTGAAACCACCGCCATAATAACTACAGTAGCCACCCTCTAATGTCCAATCATTAACGGATGAGTTACCTTTTTTAATTATCGTTTCAGGAAATATATCAGAATAAATTATTTTTGAATTTCCGCCCTTTTCCTCTGATATTAAATCCCTACAATTTCTACTAAATATAGTTCCGATCGTTTCGTTATAACTTGCCGTCATTATTGCGTTAGTCTTATCAACTCCAAGACACCAATCAGTAAATAAACCTACACTACGGCTTTTACCATGACGAGGTGGCATAGATAACGCTAAATTACGATAAGGTTTATTAGTTTTAGGGTTAATTAATTTGCCCTCATAAATGTTTTGAAGTACATCACATAATTCTTTTAAGTAAAGGCGGTCATTGGTGTAGAAATCAGGAGCTATCGTGCGGCAGAATATCCAAAAGCTATTGCGTGATTGAAGTATGGCTCTTTCTTCTTTTAACTTTAATATTTCTAGTTTGTTATCTAATTTAGTTATCTATATCACCCCCTTAATGAGAAAAACACCCTTTCGAGTGTTAGTATAGTTTTTCACTTATTAGCCAACTCTTTTTATCAGAGTATCTTTGTATTACAAACCCTAAATGTTTTATAATTGCCATGAATTTAGTAATATTAATTCCCGTATCTGTTATATATTTTTCTATAACCGCTTTATCCTCTGCATATATTTTTTTATCGAACCAATTATCTTCTATATACGTTCTAATAGTTTCACTTCTTATATCATGTTCATATACTTTATTTGTATTGTTAAATGATGGTTGCAGTCTTCCACCCCCTACATGGTCACAATATCCGTTGTCATATACGTCATAAAAATCAGTATAATATTTTTCCTTGTCTAGCATTTCTCTGCTAGTAAATTCTCCAGCTTCTAACACTACAAATTCAAATTTACCACTTTCGAGTAAACTTACGAGTTGTTTATTGCAATGAGTTCCATATCTCGTTCTGCTAGCATGGTCGCCCCATCTTACTAAAAATGAAACTGTTGTACTCCCTACATATACTATCCTATTAAGTTCAGTCGCTATAATGCCATAAATACCTTTCGCAAACATTTCTTTACCATATTTCATTATTTATCCCCCTCAAATTGATTTACCAATTTATAAAATGTAGTTTTCTTTAAATCTAATACTTTAATAGTATCTTTAGCGGTTAAATCTCCGCTTTTCCACATCTTATAATACTTATCAAATTCTTTAGGGTATGGAATAGGTTTTCTGCCTTTATACTTCTTTTCTTCTTTTGCTATTGCTATTCCTTCTGCTTGCCTATCCTTTATATAATCTCTTTCAAGTTGCGCCACCGCTCCAAACATTGTTAACATGAACATTCCCGTTGCAGTAGTAGTATCTAAGGCTTCTTTTAAGCTAATAAAAATAACACCCTTATTATTTAACTGTTCAACAAGTTCTATAAGGTCTTTGGTGTTACGTGCAAACCTTGAAATACTATCAACGATAACTTTATCACCTGTTTTAAGTATAGACATTAAATTATTCAATACAGGTCTATCTACTATTGACTTTCCGCTTACCTTTTCCATATATACATTTTCCGTTGGGATATTATTTTCTTTCGCCTTAACTTCTTGTCTCATTGTATTTTGTTCTTTGCTTGAAACTCTAATATAAAAATATGTTTTCATATACATTCCCCCTCACTTCACTATATGTAAATTATACCATAGTGTTCGCTTGAAGTCAATATATTTGTTATTATATTATGTTAAATCTATAAACCCCGTATATCGAGAGACTGAATTAAGCTATAGGCTAATTGTTAAAACTGTAAATGTGTTCGTTAATTGGAATATTTCAAATTTTGTAGAATTTTTTTGGTTGCTTTATGTATGAGGGTACACTATGATGCTGAATGTACCCCTATACCTTATTGGTTCATTTAGAGTACATATTATAGACGAACATATTAATCATATAACAATGTAGTAATACCAACGTTTTATAATCAATTATATATGAACGTTTAATGTATACTCTATATGAACGCTTACTCTAACTCTTTCAGCTTAGCATCTATCTGTGCCTCTGTTAGTTTAGTCTCGTTGATGGTAGTAACTATCTCTTGCTTATCCTTGTATCCCCAGTTGTTCTTAAGGTTAAACATTATGCCTGTTGGGTTCTTAGCAGTGAACAAGCATTCCTCTGCATATCCCTCTATCATTGACTTCGCACGTAAGATAGTGTCGGAGTACTCTCGAAGCTTCTGATATTCCAACAACGTATCTCTACATATATCAAGGTATAAACACATGCTAAGCACAGTATAAGGCTTCTCTGTCTTATCTCTCTGTATAAAGTATTCATCTATCTTAGTACTCATAGCTTCTACTGTATATGTCTTGGGTCTACCATTAGGGTTACTCATGTTATCACATCCTTTATATTTAATACTCTGTATAGCCTTTCTAAGACTACTTAATAACTTATACATGTTATCTACACTTTAACTGTTCTAGTGCCTTTATAACCTCATTAACATTACATCCCTTACACATAC